TAATGCACTTTATGGTGGATATCCCCTACTTTCCTATAAAACGAAAAGGATTAGCTTTGTCTTGAGCAAACCAAAATTTTTAATTTATTTCTATGGAAGTAACCACCAATGTTGTCTTTGAGGTACTAAACAACTCAAAGAAGAGAATCTCTGTTATGCAAGGAGGTACGAGGTCAGGAAAGACTTACAATGTGCTTACCTGGTTTATAGTTAAGCTTTTGCAAGAAAGAGGTAAAACCCTAACAATTTGCCGTTCATCCCTACCAAGTATCAAGGGATCGGTTATGAGAGATTTTATTGAGATACTATCTAAGTATAAGCTTTATTCAGAGGATAAACACAACAAATCAGAGAACTTATACTTCCTTAATGGCAATACGGTAGAATTTGTATCTACCGACCAACCGCAGAAGATTAGAGGTCGTAAAAGGCACTATCTGTTTATTAACGAGGCAAATGAGGTTAACTACGAATCTTGGATGCAGTTAGCCCTAAGAACTACGGATAAAATCGTACTTGACTATAATCCTTCCGATTATTACTCTTGGATTTACGATAAAGTCATTCCTAGGGAAGATACCGACTTTACCATAACAACCTATAAGGATAATCCATTTCTAGATAAAACCATTATTGCGGAAATTGAAAGATTGAAGGATGCTGACCACGAATACTGGAGAGTTTATGGATTAGGGGAAAGAGCAATTAGTGAAGCTACGATTTATAGCCATTGGAGAAGAAGAAGGAACTTTCCTGAAGGTGGAGATGTTTTTTACGGACTTGACTTTGGTTATAACAACCAAACGGCACTTGTTAGATGCAAAAACTTTGATGGTGACATTTATGTCGAGCAACTGATATATGATACTAAGATGTCAACCTCACTCCTAATAGACCGCTTAAAGTCTATGGGGCTATCTCGTAGGGATGAGATATTCGCAGATGCTGCCGAACCCAAAACAATAGCCGAGGTAAATAAAGCAGGGTTTAATTTAAAGTCAGCTACCAAAGATGTGTTCGCAGGAATTAACAAGGTTAAATCATTTCCATTGTTTATAAAATCAGAATCTTTAGATTTGTTAGATGAGATTAAAAACTACAAGTGGAAAACGGATCATGATGGCAACACAATGGATGAGCCTGTTAAGTTTCGTGACCACTTGATGGATGCCATGCGTTATGCTATCTACTCAAAATATGCGAAAGCAAAGAGAGGATGGGTGGTTTAGATTGCGAAGCAATGTGGTTTAGACTAAAAATTTGTTACTTTTGTAAAAATATCATATAGTGAAGTTAACGGACATACTAAGTGCGGTTAATCCTTTTAAACAAAAGGCAGCCCCTAGAAAAAATACGAACCTTAATAACCCATTTGGTGATTTTGGTGGTTTAATAGGCGGTAGAACGCTTTACCCAAATTTAGACTATGCCAAGTTCGTACAGGATTACGATAACAATAGCGAAGTCTATTCTATCATCAAGCGTATCTCAAAAACAATCTCTACAGTTCCATTCTATGTTTATAAGGTTAAGAGCAAGAAAGACTTGAACACTTATAAATCTATGATGGCTAACGCATCAAGCGGAGCAGATATTGCTCGTGCGGAGCTAGTAAGGATTAAAGCAGTTGATGAGATTGCTGATAGTCCGCTAAACAAATTATTAGAAAGACCGAATCCATACCAATCATTCTCTGAGTTTATTGAGAATATCATTGGCTATAAACTTATTACAGGTAACTCTTACATATGGGCTAATAGATTAGCTAGTGGCAAGGTTGCTGAACTTGTTACTCTCCCATCCCAATATGTCGCTATCATTAGCGATGGTACTATCAATGGGGTTGAAGGCTACTCTTTCACATTAGTTGGGTGGGATCAGTTGGATGCTAAAGATGTAATCCACTTAAAATACTTCAACCCCTACTTCAACACTAATGGACAACAATTATATGGACTATCGCCTTTACAAGCTGCTTACAGAACTGTTCAACGCAGTAACGATGCTAAAGATACCTCTGTAGGGATGTTGCAGAATCAAGGGCCTAAGGGTATCTTGTATGCAGATGAATCAAATGATTTCGGCCCTGAACAAGCTGGTAAGTTAAAAGAAGATTTCTACAATCAGTACGGAACTAAAACGCAAGGAGGCATTATTCAAAATGCTGGTAAGATTTTAATTGCAGGTGCTAAATTAGGTTGGGTGAATATGGGATTATCTCCTGTTGACCTTCAGTTGTTAGAATCAGAGAAGATTACGCTTCGTGAGTTGTGTAATGTGTACGGAGTTAACTCTGCTTTGTTTAATGATCCTGATAACAAGACTTACAATAACATGAAAGAGGCTAAAAAGGAAATGCTTACGCAAGTAGTACTTCCTGAATTAGTTTTAATTCGTGATGCGTTCAATAGATTCTTTGAAGGTGAGATTGGACAAGGATACTATATCGATTTTGATATTACTGTGTTCCCAGAGTTACAAGAGGATATGAAAGAGTTATCTGCTATCCTTTCTCAATCATGGTGGATTACACCTAACGAAAAAAGACAAGCAATGAGATACGATACTGTTCAAGATGATGTCATGAACGCTATCTACATACCTGCTGGTTACTTACCTATCGATGAGTTAACAATGTTGCAGAATCCAAGAGATGCTCAACAACAAGGAGATTATAATTTGCCTCCTGTAAAATAATATGGATGTCCAAGATATTACAACCTTCTCAGCAATTCAATTTGCAACAAACCATAGCGAGGAAGTCCATCACGGAATTTAGGCCCAAAATTGAAAAGGCTTTACAAAGTGATTTTAACAAAGCTGCGGAGTTGGTAAAAGAGATAGGTGTATTCCAACTAGCTAACTATAACAAGACATTTTTCAACCAAGATAAGATTAGCAATATTTTACGAACTTTGTACGAAGGTACTGGTGGCTATACCGCTATGAGGTATCAGAAGATATTTGACAAGGATAAGAAAGCGGAAGATTTTGACCTTGATCCGTTAAACATAATGGATGAGTGGTTAGCGTTTATGTTGTCGTACTGGGTTTCAATTAGTGGCCCAAAAATGTACGGCATACAAAATACAACGGATAACGAGATAGCTAAAATACTAAATAATGTGATTGCTTATGGAAGGGCTAATAACCTTTCTACAAACGAAACAAACGCAATGGCTATTCAGCTTCTTAGAGAAGGCAAGATAAATGTTTCAAGGAGTTTATTAATAGCAAGAACGGAATCTCATCAAGCTTTAAGCACAGGTGCGATTGGGGCAACACAAGGAATTAATATACCTTTGCTAAAACAATGGGTTCACGCTGAATATGTTGGTAGTCCAAGAACTTGGCATCTAGCATTAGATAGGCAAACGAACCCTGATGATGGTGGAGTAAGAATACCTGTGAATCAACCATTCATGGTAAACACTCCTAACTACGGTGTAATTGAAATGCAATATGCACATGATGCAAGTGGTGGAGCAGCTAATAACTGCAACTGCCGATGCTGCACGGTGTATGTCGCTTAAACAAATAAATATGAGTAATTTTTATAACAAGAAGTCGATTGAAGGTTCTCCAATAGACATGGAGGATGGAAGTAGAGTTATTACTATGTACTACTCTGCTTTTGGTAATGTAGATTCCGATGGTGATATAATCACACCAGGAGCATTTACTAAAACACTAAAAGAAAATGGCCCACAAGCCAAAAATAGAATTTGGCATCTAATGAACCACTCTACAGACAAGCCCATTGCTAAGCCATATGAGATGATGGAAGATGCTTATGGTTTAAAGGCAAGTGTTAAGATACCTAATACGACTTTAGGTAATGACTTGTATGAGTTATATAAAGATGGTCATATCACAGAACATAGTATCGGATTTCAGACTATTAAGTCACAACAGAAATCAGGGTACAATGAAATCAATGAAATAAAATTGTTTGAGGGAAGTTCAGTATTGTGGGGTGCAAACGCAAATACACCAACAGTAGGAGTTAAAAGTCAGATTAAGTCAACTCTAGTTGATGAGATGGGTAAAACCATTAAGTCATTGAGAAATGGACACTTTACTGATGAAACATTCGAATTGTTAGAACTTAAACTCAAGCAATTACAACAATATCTATCTGAAATGGAAGATGAAGAGTCAATCTCTCCTGAGCCAACCGCTGAAGAAGCATTGCCAACTGAGGAAGAAGATCCGATGATTTCCGTAGAAATAGAAATAAACAAATATTTACAATCATTTAAAATTTTCAACTAATGGTAGAAGAAATTAAAAGTGCATTCGAAGGCATCAAATCCGAAGTAAACGGAGCAATCGAAAGTGCAAAGGCTGATAATGCTAGTGCATTAGAAAGCGTAAAGGCTGAATTAGAAGCTACTAAAGCTTCAATTACAGTTGTTAAGGATGAAATCGAAAAATTGGAAGCAAAACAAAATCGTGTTAAAATGAATCAAACTGAAGTAAAAGGGTTTAATGCTACCCTTGCAGACGCTATCGAACAAAATGGTGATAGCTTAGCGAAATTAGCTCGTGGTGAACAAAAGCGTTCAAGCTTTATCTTGGATACAAAAGCAGTTGGTAACATGACAGAAGCGGTTAACCTTACAGGTGACATCACTCGTCAATATGCTAATCAAGTATATGCTTTGCCTTCTCGTAAAGTGCATATGCGTAGTTTATTACCAATCGGTAGTTTATCTCAAGGTTTATTTACTTTCCCTTATGAAAGTGGTGGAGAAGGTGCTCCAGCAGCTCAAGTACAAGGTTCTTCTAAAGAGCAAGTTGATTTTGATATTACAATGAAAGATGCAGCAGCTCAGTACATTGCTGGTTATGTTCGTATCTCTCGCCAAATGTTAGATGATATACCTGCTATGACTTCTTTCTTACAATCTCGTTTGTTAGAGAAGTATTTAGTTGCTGAAGATGCTCAAATCTTAAGTGGTTCTGGTACTGCTCCTAACTTACAAGGTATCTTAGGTGTAGCTACTGCTGCAACTGGTGCTGCTACAGTAGATGTTGAGCAATTAGTTCAAGCTATTGCTCAGTTAGAAACTTCTAACTATTCTGCAACAGGTATTTTAGTTAACCCAACTGATTGGGCTGCTATCATGAACACTAAGAACTCTGGTTCTGCGTACTCTTTACCTGCTTCTACAGTTGTTACAACTGATGGTAATGTGTCTATCGCTGGTATCCCTCTTTACAAATCAACTGCAATCGCAGTAGATAAGTTTGTAGTAGGTGACTGGTCTATGGGTGCTCAAATCATGCAAAATCAAGGTATCTCAGTTCAATTCTCTGAATTTGATGCTGATAACTTTACAAAGAACATGATTACTGTAAGAGTTGAAGCTCGTATCGCTTTACCTATCTATTACGCTGGTGCGTTTATCTATGGGGATTTTGGCAATGTTGCTTAGGTAATATAACATAATTATCCTATCTTTGAGGGGAGTAGTTCAAAAGCTACTCCCTTTTTTTATGATAGGAATATATAAAATCACAAGTCTAAGTGGCAAGATTTACATTGGTCAAACAACCAATTTTACTAAAAGAAAAAATTATTACAAGAATGGTGCAAAGCCATACCAAGTAAGGATTTACAATTCATTGCAAAAGTATGGTTATGATGCACATACTATTGAATTTATTGAAGAGTGTTTAGCAGAAAACCTTAACGAAAGAGAAAGGTATTGGCAAGACTTTTATAATGTTATTGGAGAGAATGGGCTTAACTGTAGACTTACTGAAGCCAAAGGCAAAAGTGGTTTTATAAGTGATGAATCAAAGGCTAAAATGTCTGAAGCTAGAAAGGGAAGAATATTCGACCAAGCGTGGATTGACAAATTAAGAAATTCTGCTATGGGTAAAAAACATAGCGAAGAAACTAAGAAAAGAATATCAGAATCAAACAAGGGCAAAAAGTTTACTGCTGAACATATAGCTAAACTACCACAAAATCAAAAAGGTAAGTTTAGGCCTAAAGCATCAGAAGCTACTAAAATCAAGCAAAGTCTTAATAGCGGAAAATCAAGGGTGGTTTACCAATATACTATGAATGGTATGTTTATAGATGAATATAGAAATGTGTCTGAAGCTCAAAGATGTTTAGGTATAAAAAACATAAGCTCTGCTGCTTTAGGTAAGATTCCATCATCAGGAGGCTTCAAATGGAAGTACACTAAATTTTAGTTATTTTTGTAAAAATTAGCATAATGCAGATACTAAGAGATGTAACGACTACAGTAGCCCCTTCGGCAACAATCGTTACCTTACAAGCAGCGAAAGATTATTTAAGGGTAGATTATAGCGAGGATGATACTTTGATTACTAGCCTTATAGAAACCGCTAGGATTAGATTAGAGCAGTATGCTGCGGTTGCTATGAGTCCTAGAACACTTAAGGTGGTAGCTTATGTAGATGAGTTTATAGAGCTTCCTTATGCCCCTATTAACACTATTTCATTAGTAGAATATTGGGATGGTGCTGAGTGGGTAGCAATGACAGTTGGAGATTACAGAGTTATAGGCGATACATACAAAAAGGTTTACTTCACATCCCCTATTATGAGTGACTTTAGATTCACTTATACTTGTGGATATGCCACTACTCCAGAGTCTATGAAAACGGCTTTGTTGAAGATGGTAGGTGATTTGTACGAATACAGAGAATCAAGTGTTGAAAGCTCTAAGCCTTCAGCTAACTTAACAACGGCTTACGAACTAATGAAACCTTACAAAAGGGTAAGTATTATCTTCTAATGATAGGACAATTAAGAAATAGGATTACATTTAATACTAAAACAAGCGTTTCTGATAGTGCAGGAGGGTTTGTGAATACTTTAGTACCATACTACACTTGCTGGGCTGAATTAGTCACTAATACCAATTCTAGGACTAATATAGCAGGTAAGGATAGTATTAATGATGGAGTTACATTTAGGATCAGATACACAACAGGTAAAACATTTACTAATGCTCTTGTAATAACTTGGAAGTCAAGGACTTATATGATTAACTCTATTATTAACGAAGCCGACTTGAATCAATATTATTTAATAGGTTGTGCAACGCTTAAGTAATGGCAAAGTTTGGTGTAAAAATATATGGTGTTGATGCGATAATCAAAAGGTTTGATGCAGCCCCTCAAAAAATGATGGATGAATCAAAGCTTATTATAGATGCAGCCGTTATAGAAATAGCAGCCAAAGCAAAACAGGAAGTACCTGTAAAAACAGGAGCTTTAAAAAACTCTATTAGACATAGTAAGTTTGTACCAGGTAAAGGGGCTAGTGTAAGTGCAGGTAATACGAATGTAAGATATGCTCCTTATGTAGAGTTTGGAACAGGAACTAGATTTCAGATACCTGTTTACCAAAATGTAAACATGGCTGATTTAGAAGCATATGCTTTAACATTCAAAAAATCAAATAAGGTAATAGGTGTTCCATATAGGCCATATATGTTTAGTTCTTATAGCGAGGTATTTACATCTATGCTTAAGAAATTGAAGTCTGTTAAGATATAAATATATTTCATTAAATTTGTACCAAAATGAAGGACTGCGGATATACATTAAGGAAAGCTTATTACGATAAGTTTATCTCAGCTTCCTACTCATTAGCTGCTTATGATACCATAGCACCTGACACAGTAGAGCCCCCTTTTTTGATTATCAGTAGTCAGACACAAGTGGACAATAGTAATAAACAAAGCTTTGCTTTTAATGTTACTATCCAATTTGACATAGTTTATAGGACTTTTAAAACAGGAGAAGTAGGACAGAAGACTGTTGATACTTATGCAAATGAACTATTAGAGATAATAGGTGTTAGACCACCAAGCTATCCTAATACTGCACCTGACTTTAAAATAGTCACTTGTAAGGTTGCTAGTAATATTGCTACCTTTGACTATGTGGATGAGGCATATGTGTTTAGAAGGGTTATAACAATGGATCATTTCGTGAATCAATTAACATAAAAGAAAAATAAAATAAAATGGCAACAACAAGTGTATTTAACGGAACTTCATTAGTAGTTCTAATTGGAACTGAAGTAATAGGTTTCGCTACTTCATGTTCTTTAAGTTTGGCTATCGATGCTCCAGACGCATCTACAAAACAAAGCTTAGGATGGGCTGATGAAATTGGTGGGCAAAGGTCTTGGTCTTTAACAACTGATGGCTTAGCTACAGTAGTTCCAGGAACAGTTGCTACTTATGTAACTACTGCTGAATTGAATGCTTTAGCAATCGCTAGAACTGCAGTTCAAGTTAAGTTTACTACTGTAGATAACTCAACAGTTGGTGGTGTAACTCCAGTTTCAGGAGATGTGATTTATTCAGGTTCAGCGTTTATTGAGAGTGTAGATATGACTGCTGATATGGAGAATCCAGTTACTTACTCAGTTTCTTTCAAAGGAACAGGGCCATTAACTATCGCTACCAACGCATAGTAAAAACAAACCAAAAAAACCAAATATATGAGAGGACAATTTGAATTAACTCTTTCCGATGGAAAGAAGATACCGATGCGTTTTTGTACTTGGAGTCTTAAAAGATTCTGTCAATTACAAGGGATAGGGCCTTCTGACATAGGAGATGCTTTAAGTGGTAAAGATTCACTTGATGCTATTGTTAACTTAATGAAATCGGCTGCTGAATATCCATTATATTCTCAAGGAATCACTCCAAGTTTTACTGAAATGGAAGTGTGTGATTGGATAGATGATATGGGTGGAATGGGAGGTAATAAGTTCCAAGAGGTAATGGCAGCACTTTCAGAAAGTATGAATAGCGGAATAGATGATAAGCCAACAAAGTCAAGTAAAAAAGATGGAGTAAAAAAAAATTAGAGTGGATTGACATAGAAAGATATACAATGGGGGAGTGCAAAGTGCTTCCCCATTTGTTTTGGGAGATGACCATGGCTGAATTAGATTTTGTTTGGTACGGATACAGGCATGAGGAAGAACAGAAGTGGATTAGAACGAGATGGCAAACAACGCTACTAATCAATATTCAGTTACCAAAAGGTAAGAAAGTTAAGCCACAAGAGCTTATTGAATTAGACTGCGATACTCGTAACTTTGTGAAGCAAAGGGTAATGACAGAAGATGAGCTTAAACAAGTTTTAGAAAAATATAAAATCGCTAAACCGATAAGATAATGGCAGATAATCAAATGGTTAAGATAGTCTTTGACTTTGATCTAGGTAATGTTCCTGCATCAGCAAAGAAGCTTAGCCAATATTTAAAAGATAATAACTTAGATTTAAAGTTTACCAAACAAAGTGTTGATGCTGCGACTGCTAGTTTAAAGCAATTTGCTACGGCACAAAATGCAGCAGGTGCTGCGGCTGCAACAACTGGCAACCAACTTAAAAAATCTAATATGCAATGGACTAATCTTGCATTAGTTATTCAAGATTTGCCGTATGGATTTAGAGGTATTCAAAACAACTTACCTGCACTTATTGGTGGTTTTGCAGGAATGAGTGGAGCTATATATCTAGCAGGTTCTGCTATTATAGCATTTTTTACTGCTTACAATATGGGTTTATTTGATTCTATAAGCACAACTAATAAGTTTGAAGCTGCTAATAAAAAAGCAATAGAATCAGTATCACAAGAGGCTACCAAGGTAGCATTATTGGTTGCCCAATATAAAAGTAGTAATACAAGTGCATTAGAAAGAAAAGAGATTATAAAAGAATTAAACTCTATAAATCCTCAATATTTTGGCAATTTAGATAAAGAAAAAACATCAGTATCAGCGTTAAATGATTCTTATTTAGCTTATGTAGGTAATCTTGGTAATGTTATAAAAGCCAAGAAACTAGAAGAGCAGCTAACTAAAAATATTGAAGAAAGATTAAAGTATGAAACGGAGGCTGGTATTGCTTTATTAAAAAGTGGTTATAGAAATCCTGAGTTAATTAATCAACAAAACGCAGCTCTTAAGAAATATAATGGGATGCTTCAAAAAGAAGCTGATTTAGCAGAAAGAATAACAAACCTATCAAAGGTAGCAGTTCCAACAAAAACTGGTGGAGCACAGGCTAAATTAGAAGATCCTACTATTAAACTATTACAAGCTAAGCAAAAATACTATAAAGATGACTTGTTAATGTTTGCTAGTTATGAAGAGGAGATTTTAGGAAGGGAAAGAGATTTGGCAGTTAAAAGAGCTCAAATGGAAGGACAAAGCGATGAGTATATAAAAACCATAAAAGATACTTACAACCAGTTAATATTAAATTCACAAGCAGAAACGGGTAGAAAATTTATAGAGGAGCAGCATAAGCTTGGACAAGAAGAAGCTAAAGAGCATGAAAAAGTAGCTCAAATGATTCTAGCTACTAGAAACAAACTAGCTGCTGCAATTAACAGTATAAATGAACAATTTGCTAATAAAAGAATAAAAGAGGTAGATGCAGAATTAGCTGCAACATTAAGAGGAACGAAAGGAAATTATCAAGCACAAGTAAATGCAATTCAAGGAGCAATAGACAAACTAGAAGAAGAAGCAGCAGCAGCAGCAGAAGCAGGGCAAAGTACGGCAGCATTTGAGGATAAAATTGCTTCATTAAAAAGAACAATGGAAGGCCTTATTGATCCGTTGGAGCAATTAGAAATGAATATAAACAAAACATTTAATGATTTAGCTACAGGTGCTTTAGTCGAATTAGGGAAACAAATAGGTAATGTTTTTTCAGGTTCAAGTTTTAGTTTAAATGGGTTTTTAAGTATGCTAGGTGACGGATTAATTCAACTTGGTACATATTTAGTTTCAATTTCTACAGTATTTTTAGGTATTAAAAAGTTATTTGAAACAGGTGGAGCTTTTGCTGGATTAGCAATACCAATAGGATTAGCAGCTATTGCAACAGGTATGGTTATTAAAAATAAATTAGTCAAAGACAACACACCTAAATTTGCAAATGGTGGTATAGTTAGTGGCCCTACAATGGGGTTGATGGGTGAGTATCCTGGTGCACAAAGCAACCCAGAGGTAATTGCACCATTAGATAAACTTAAATCAATGATTGGAGGAGGAGGTAATGGAGAATTTGTGTTAAGAGGTAATGATTTAGTTTTAGCTTTACAACGATCTAATTCATCATTAAACTTAAGAAGAGGTGGCATATAACTTAAAATATCAAATAACCGCTGCAACCAAAAATGATAAAATTGCGGTTGTTGAAATGTATATTGATGAGGCAGTTGCTTCTGTAATTGAATATCAAGCAATGAGTATTGAATTACAATATATACCTAAATCAGATGATATATATGAGCCTATTTATGCTAGTCAATTAGGAATAACAATAGATGTTACAGATAATCAAGAAAACATACCAAACTTTACAACATTAAACGATAGAAAATATTTAGTTAAATTAAAGATAGATGGAAGTGCATATTGGCAAGGATGGGCATTAAGCGATAATGTTCAGTATTCGTTTAGCACAGGAAGAAAGAGTTTATCATTTAATGCTATTGATGGTTTAGGAATGTTGGATTATATTCCATTTACATATACTGAAACAAATGTTGCAGGCAACACTAAATTAAGCCCACAAACGGTACTTTACTTTTTATACAATTCTTTAGCTAAAATAGGCTTCCCAGTAGGATTAAACTTATTAACTGCTTGTTCTTATTTTGCATCAGGTATGTCTAATAGAGGAGATGGAACACAATACGAACCATTTAATCAAAGCTATTTAAGGCCTGTTTACTTTCAAAATGATGATGAATCATATGAAAATTGTTTAGTTATTTTAACTAAAATATTAAAGTCATTTGGTTGTAAATTGTACCAAGCTAATGGCAAATGGAATATTGTAGCAGTAAATGAATTTGCTGCTGCTCCATACTTTGCATTTACATATTACACAGAATATACCGCAGACGGAACACTAGCAACATCTGGTACATTTAATACTTTAAGTGAGATTCAAGCATACACAGGAAATACAAGTGGACTTTACTTTACTAATAATAATCAGTTTAAGTTATTTAAAAAAGGCTATAACAATTTTAGTTATAAATATAATATTACTTATTCTCCTAATTACATCTCTAACTTTAATCTTAAAAGCCTAACAAGTGGATTTCCTACTTTATGGCAAACATTTAATCAAGGTACAGGCGGAAGCGTATCTATTGTTAGTAAGCCTTATGAGGCAAGCGATTGGTTTAATATTACATTAGGAACATCAACAGGAGTTACTGGATTAACCGAAGTCCATACAAACCCTGTTGGATATGTAACCGAAAATGATACTTTAACATATACTCAAACATTTTTTGAGCAAAGCATTGATAAAGTAAGAGGACAAATACAAATACAATTAACTGGCATTGGTAGCGGTGCTCCTATTTTTTATATTAATGTAAATGGAGATTGGCAAAATGCATCAGTTGCACCATTTGATAATTATTATGAAGTTGTAGCAGTTGATAAAGATGAAATAAACGAAGTATCAATAACTACTCCACCAATACCTATAAACGGAACATTGGCAATTACTTATATGCTAACGCAAGACATTGCTAATTGTGCAACAAATGTAAAAATTGGATCATTTGGGTTAAGTTTTAAATCTCCATTAACAGATATATCATCTACATCAATAGTAGATGCAAATAATCAATACCAATTAGAAGTCGATTTGCCATTAGGTTACCCAATTTATGATGATGATGGTGTAAATAGAATACAAGCAAATATGGCTTATGGAACTATCCAACAATTAGTATCAGGGAACTTTGTATCTGCAACAGGATGGTATCGTTATGGCCCTTATACAACCCCTACAGATGGATTAAGTCAGACAATAATGAAAGAATACATAAATAGTTATAGAAGAAACTTAATTAATGTAGATTGTAACCTATTTGGAATAACAACAAGTAATGGTAGTTTTGCAGCTAATAAACTACTAAAAATACTAGATACCGATGCAGCACAAATAAACATTCAGAATAAAAGATATATGACTGGGAATATGACTATTGATATTGTAGGTTGTGAAACTCAAGCAACATTGCTAGATATTACTAATGAAGAGATTGCAAGTACAATAAATACAATATTTACAGTAAATGGAATACCTTATAATTAAAGAATAAACGAATAAAATGGCAAGTGTAATAAACGGAACGAACATAGTTTTATATGAATATGATAGCAACGCTATCTATTACTTTAATGGAGGTACTGCACAAGGCACTTTTGATAGTATTGTGTGTAAGGAATTAAGCAGAAGCCAAGTGGCAGGTACTTCAGTTGATTTCAATAAAACAGGAGCAGGTACAATAGCTTCGTTTATTACGGATGCTCTTGATCCTGGTGTTACAACAATACCAGCAGGTACTTGGACTTTTAGTGCTTATTATTCTATTGCTACTGCCTTTGCAGGTGCTCAAGTTCAGTATAAACTATATAAGTATAATGGCAGTATTGCTACCTTATTGTTTACATCCTCAGCAACCACTCTTACAGCCCTAACAAAGACCTTATATTCTACGGCAATGACAGTCACTCAAACGACTATAAGTGCCACAGATAGGCTTTTAATTGAGGTTATTTACACAGGTATAACTACTAACCAAATTACCCTTTATACTCAATCAAGTAATGTAGCTCAAGTAACTACAACTATACCATTAGGAACTCCAATGGGAGCTTCTACAAGTTGCTCATTTGAGGCATCTACTGAACAAATAGAAGTAACCTCTCAAACATCTGCTTGGTTTAGGGAGTTTAAAAATGACATTACTTCATGGACAGTTAATTGTGATGGGTTTATAGCCTTAAGTGGTTACTCCTATCTTGCTTTAATGCAGAAGCAATTAAACAGAGCTTCAATAGATGTTAGATTCTCAATAGATAATGACAATGCAGATGCAAGTGGTACTTACGGATACTCAATAGTAAGCGGAACTGCTAATATCACATCAATCAGCTTAAGTGCTCCTGTAGAGGGTGCATCTACTTATTCATTGGCATTACAAGGAACAGGTGCTTATTCAATAACAGGAACTCAAGTCATAGACGGAGGTTCTACAATATCAACTTCAAGCGTGAATAGTTTTTCTTATACGGCAGCAGGTGGTGAAACAACTGTTACATTCTCAGGTGCAATAGGAGCTACTTGTATATCGGTTACAAGAGGTGGTGTAGAGGTTAGAACGATAGCTACAAGCGGTGTACCAACGGATGAGAATGTTAGCTTTAATAGTGCCACAGGAGTTCTTACCTTTGCAACGGCAAGACCATTAGAAGTGGATGAGTTTGTCAGAATGATTGTAAAATAATTAATTAGATATATAATGAGTCAACAAATACAGATTACTGGAGGTGCGAAAGTTAGAGATTTACAAGATGTCATTATTGGCACAAGTGGAGTATTAAGTTCTGTAGCTTTTGATGTGGCTAATGGTGTACCTAGGCTTGACTCTAACGGAAAGATATTAGTATCTCAGCTACCTAACTCGGTTATGGAGTACAAGGGAGTTTGGAATGCTGCTACTAACACACCAACTCTTGCTAATGGCACAGGTAACCAGGGTGATGTTTATTTATGTAATGTGGCAGGTACTGTTAACTTCGGTGCAGGGCCTATATCTTTTATAGTGGGTGACTCAGCAGTTTATAGCGGATCAATATGGCAAAGGTCAGGTGGTGCGACAGGAAGCGTAACCTCGGTTGGCTTATCCACTAATGGAGGTGCAATCACAATAGGTTCTTCTCCAATTACGACAAGCGGTACGATAACTGCTAATTTCAATGGAACAAACCTTGAATATGTAAACGGAGCAGGAAACTTAACAACCTTCCCTACTTTAATAACAAGTGTTGGATTAACAATGCCAAGTGCATTTACAGTTACCAACTCACCATTAACAGGAGCAGGAGGTACACTAGCAGTAACTGGAGCAGGAACAACTGCACAATACATAAGAGGTGATGGTAGTTTAGCTACTTTCCCTACTATTGCTAGTGAAGCACAAAGATTAATTACGGAGGTTTATAATAGCACAGGAGCAACCTTAACAAAGGGAACAGTTGTTTATATCAATGGTGGTCAAGGCAACCTACCAACAGTTACAAAGGCTATTGCAACAGGTGATGCTACATCTGCTCAAACTTATGGTGTTGTTCAAACGGACATTACTAATATGAATAATGGCTATGTAGTAGTTATCGGTTCTTTAATGGATTTAGATACTCAAGCATACCCTAATGGTACACAACTTTACTTAAGTTCTACTGTTGCAGGTCAATGGACATCGGTTAAACAATATGCTCCTGCACATTTAGTGTATGTGGCTATTGTTACAAGGTCGCACCCAACTCAAGGGGTGGTAGAGGTAAGGATACAAAATGGCTTTGAAATGGATGAGTTACATAATGTGTCAGCACAAACTCCATCTAACAATCAAGGTTTATTTTATAATACTTCAACTTCATTATGGGAGAATAAATCAATTGCAACTGCTTTAGGTTATACACCTGCAGATGATAGTTTAGTTGTTAAGTTAGCAGGAACGCAAACCATTACAGGTGCTAAAACATTTAGCGGAGCAGTTACTTTGACATCAAGTGTAACAACTAACAATATTACTTTTGCTAATTCAGGCTTTTTCTTAACATTACAACCGCCAACATTAAGTGTAAATAGGACAGTTACTTTGCCTAACGGAACAGGAACGATAGCTTTAACTAGCGACATATCTTATCCTGTTACTTCGGTATTCGGTAGAACAGGAGCAGTGGTAGCAACGAGTGGTGATTATACAACTGCACAAGTTACTGAAAGTGGTAACCTTTACTTTACGGATTCAAGGGCAAGATTAGCTTTATCATTCGTTGCAGGAAGTGGTGCTTATAATTCAACGACAGGGGTAATAACAATACCAACTGACAATAGTCAAATAGCAAATGGTGCAGGATATATTACAAGTTCTGCATTAAGTGGCTATGTTACTTTAGCAGGTACGGAAACAATCACAGGAGCAAAAACATTTTCTACTTTTACAAAGTTTGATGGTGGGGTAATATTAAAAAATAATGTTTCAGCAAGTTTAGCAGGTTATGTTGGACTTTCTGCTTATTCAGCTTCTGGAAATAAGGGTATAAATATTGACTTTGATACATATTCAAATAGTTTTTATTTTAGTGGAACTTTACCTTATCAATACACATTCCCTGCCGCAAGTGGCACAATAGCATTAGTTGGTGGTAGTGGTGTAGGAACAGTTACAAGCGTAGCTGCTTTAACAATAGGAACAAGTGGAACGGATTTAAGTTCAAGTGTTGCTAATTCAACAACAACTCCTGTAATTACTTTAAATGTACCTACTGCGAGTGCAGCGAATAGAGGTGCATTATCAAGTGCGGATTGGACAACATTTAATTCAAAGCAGGGAACAATAACATTAACAACAACAGGAACAAGTGGTGCAGCGACCTTTAGTTCAAACACTTTAAATATTCCACAATATCAAAGTGCTTTAACTAATCCTGTAACAGGAACAGGTACTACAAACTACTTACCTAAATTTACAGGTGCAAGTACAATAGGGAATAGTTTAGTATATGATAATGGTACTAATGTTATTATTGGAGGTACTACTGTTCCAGATAGTGGATTAAAAACTTATGTTACTAATGGTACTGTTGGATTAGGAAATTATTTAAGTTCAACTATTGGATATATTGGAACTTGGACAAATCATTCTTTAGGATTTGCAATTAATGGGTCTAGTAAAATGTTATTAGATACTTCAGGCAATTTAGGATTAGGAGTTACACCGACAGGTAAATTACATATTGCTTTACCAACTTATTCAAATGAAGATACCGACAGTCAACAAGCAATATTTGGAGTTGCAAGTGGTTATGGAGTAAGAATAGGATACAATGAAGCAGGTAATTATGGGGTAATTAATTCGTTAAAACCTGCAGTTGCTTGGGGTAATTTAGTATTTCAAAGTGGTGGAGGGAATGTTCTTATTGGAACTACTACCGATTCAGGCTACAAGCTAGATGTTAATGGTACAGGAAGGTTTAGTGGTCAAGTAAGATTTGGTACAGGTTTATATATTGATACAAATGGTGATTTCTATCAACCATTTACAGGACAAATACAAATATCAGGTGTAGCAGGAAATACAACATATCCTTCGTATGGATTTTATGGAGATACAGGATTAGGTATGTATAGAGAAAGTGCTGACACATTAGCATTTGTTACATCAGCAGTAAAAAGACTTACCATAGCATCCACAGGAGCAGCTACATTCTCTAGTAGTGTGTCATTAAATGCAGTATTTAATTCAACAACAAATACTCCTTATATAAGATTTGATGAAAGTTCAAATGCTAAATTTTTTATAGGTCAAAGAGGTGCAGTAAGTGGAGATGGTGGAACAGGTTATGATTTATATACAGTTGCAGGAAATGACTTAAGGTTTTTTGCAGGAGCAACAAAGGCTTTAACACTTGCAACCACAGGAGCAGCTACATTTAGTTCATCGGTGACTGCAACGGGCTTTTTTGAGAGCAGCGATAGTAGATTAAAAACACTTATCAAAGATAACTATCAAACAAAAGGCATTGCATCAATAACCCCTAAACTTTACACTAAAAACGGAAAGGTTGAACTAGGTTATTATGCTCAAGATTTTGTTGGGATATTAGATAGTGCAGTTTCAAAAGGTAGTGATGATATGTTAAGCCTATCTTATCGTGAGGTACACACTGCTAAAATCTACGCATTGGAGCAAGAGATTAAAGAACTAAAAGCTAAAATGAATTAATATGGCAGATACTTGGGCAGGTAACGCTAACAATCAATTAGTAACTTTTAAGGCATTTTTAGATGGAGTTACAACAGGTGGCTTTTACGGAAGTTATTATCCAACCGCTCCGCCTAATACAAGAGAGGTAATGACTGTTGGAGATTTGAATACATATGGTATTTACTTTTATGTTAATGATGGCACAATGAATCTTTATGATACTTTTACAGGTGTATCTAATTCAAAATGCCTAACTAAATTAGACTTTATATTACAAGCAAGTTTTGATATAAGCAGTACAAATGTAACAAGTTGTCTTCCTATGGGGTTAGAAGACCAAATATTATATTCATCAACTTTTGCGGTTGGTGCTCAATTATACACAAATAGAGCATTAACAACGGCTAAAACATTTAGTTCAAGTAGATGGATATATAACTATTCTTATGGTGCGTTATCATTGCAAGTTAACACATCGGGAGTAATTTTATCAATTGTTTCTTGTTAAAAAAATAAAATATAAAATATGAAACAAATTTCTCCTATCCAAAGTTGGATAAACGGAAAATCAGTAACGGCAACTATCTTTAATATGTACCCTATCGGTGGGGTGCTAGGTTCATCTGCATCGTTTTACTACTCATTATTAGATAGTGATTTAGCTAATGTAGCACAAGGCAATTTAACAATGAGTGGTGAGGCTTACGCTGCTTGGGGTAATGATGATGAGTATTGTTGGAATTGGGCAGCATCTAGCGACCAACTTAACCTTACAATCATAGGGGATTATGTTCCGCCTGAAGTAGTTGCTGAAGTAACCGAATAGTACTAATTTTGGCAAAACCAATATTATGAAAACAGCAATGCAAGAATTACTAGATGAATTAAAAGAATATCAACTAGAATTTAATATACCTATTGAAGTAATAGATATGTGCGAAAGTCAATTAAATGTAGAAAAAGAGCAGATAGTAGCAGCAAGAGAAGATGGGAATATGTTTTATTTATTTAAAAGCAATGAACAATATTTAAAACAAACCTATAACAATTAACTATATTTGTAAAAAAATCAAACATTATGAAGTACAAAAAAATCAACGAGGTAATCAACCAAATCAACAACATTCAAGGTAACCCTGAAGAAAAGGTTATTAAAAAGTTAGTAAAGTTTGCTGAAAAGCTAAAACCTTATCAAGAGGAATACGCAACTAAAGCACAAGAGTTAAGACTAGATAACGCAGCTACCGACAAAGATGGTGTGTTAATCCTTAACGACAAACAAGATTATAAGTTTACTAAAGAAGGATTAAAAAAACTACAAGAGCAAATTAAAGAACTAGGAGAAAAGGAATTTGAGTTTAAAAAGATTGAAGTTATCAACACACAAGGTTTAGAGCATTTTACATTCCTTGAAGATTGGACAAGCGGTATCACATTTATTAAAGAAGAAGAAGAAGAACTATAATGAAGTTCATTAAGGACAATATCTTGTTCATAGCCATAGTACTTTTAGTGTTATGGCTATATTTTTTGGTTAAACCTACCTATATAAAGACTCCTCTTGACTTGTCTAAATATAAGAAGGTACAAACCATACACGATACCTTATATGCAAAAGCGTACATAAATCGGTACAAAAAAGGTGATTCTATACCCTATAAAGTCATAGATACCTTATATACGCATATATCCGATACGATACGCATAGTAGCCGATTATAGCCAAGTTAAGGCTTATTCCGACACTATTAAGAAAGATTCTAATATCTTTGTAATAGATGATACTATCAGCCAAAATAGGATCATCAGTAGAGGCTTTAAGGCAGATATAACCCAAAAAACCATCGTTGTAAGAGAGTTCTACGCTAGTAAAGCTACTAATACCCTTTATTGGGGCATTAGAGGCTCATACAGACCACTTGTAGGCTTGGAGGTACTAAGTCCTTCCTTGATGCTAAGTGTCAGAAATAAGGCTCTAATAGGCCTTAGCGTAGATATTAGTAAAAATTACAATATTGGGTACTCTGGTGGTATCTACTTTAAAATAGGAAAAAAGTAAAATGGCAGTAAAAAAAGAAGGTATCTTGGGAGCAAACCCATTACCTATATCATTCAAAGATTTCGCTAAAAACCCTATTGTGGGTACATTATTCGTTGTACTTATAGGTATATCCTATTTGTATGTAGACATCAAAAGCACTTTTAAGGGCCAAATACAAAGCCAGGAATACAGAATAACCAACCTTGAGCATAAGGATTCCTTAAAAACACAAGCCCTAATGGAGTGTAAGACTGCTTTAAGTGCTACTAGTACTAAACTAGAAACACTACAAGACTTAGGAGCTATTAAAAAATCTGTAAAATAATAGCCATGAAATTATTATTCTTTTCATTATTGTCAATCTTCACCTTAATAGGATATGTTAAAGTAGAAGGAGTTAAAGAACCTAAATTAACTAAAGATGACAGAGAGTTTAAACAGTTAATGAGTGATTTTAGTAAGACACTAGAACATAATAAAAAGGTTCAAATAAAAGCAGATAAGACTAAAGACAAGCTAATAATAACTACTACTAACAAGATAGCTCAGTTATCTAATGAGAATAAGCAACTTAAAAATGACATAAGTGCAATGAAGATAAAAATAGATACTATTTACATTCATGATACTATTCAGATAAAAGAGAAGAAAAGCTTTTGGGGTAAGACTAAAGTAGATACAACAGGAAATTAATATGAAACAGTTTTTTACGGAAGATAACGGAAGATTAAGCATGAAAAGATTATGTGGTTTACTATGTGTAATATCATTATGCGTTACTATGTACCACAATAGTTTTAGTGATGAACATACTGCTCCTGCAACAATACTTGTAGAATCAGTAGCTTTGTTAGCGTTTGGTTGTTTAGGCTTAACAACAGTAGAGAAAGTATTTAAAAAATAGTTATGCGTTTATCAGCACATTTTGACTTATGCGAGTTCACCAGGAGTGAGTCAGCAAAGCGTGAAGGAGTTAGTAATAACCCAACACCTGAGCATTTAGAAAACATAAAGACTTTATGCGAGAAGGTACTAGAACCTATTAGAGCAAAGTTTGGCCCTATTAATATTTCTAGTGGATACAGAAGTGCTGACCTTAACCATTTCATTGGAGGCAGTTTAAATTCAGATCATTGCAAAGGCCGTGCGGCAGATATAGATATGGATGGTCATAGTGGAGAGGTAAGCAATACAGACATCTTTAATTACATAAAGGACAATCTTGATTACGACCAATTAATTTGGGAGTTCGGTAATAAAGAGAAGCCTGATTGGGTTCATGTAGGATACAGAGGTAAAGACAATAGAAAGCAAACTTTGAGAGCATCCAAAGTAAACGGCAAGACTACTTACTCGACTTACTAACCAAAACAACCAATATGAGCAAAACCAAAAATGTGGGTGTCATAGGCGATACCCATTTTCCTTTCTGCCATCCTAAGTACCTCGACTTTTGTTATGAGGTATTCAACAAGTTTCAATGTACCGAAATAGTCCACATAGGAGATGAAGTGGACAATCATGCGATTAGCTTCCATGAGCATAACCCTAATGGGGATTCTGCTTCTAAGGAGGCTATCTTAGCTATGCAACAATTAAACATTTGGTACAAGCGTTTCCCTAATGTAAAAGTCTGTATAGGAAACCATAGTGCCCTACACAAAAGAAAGGCATTAGCGAACGGATTACCAGAGAGATTTATCAAGTCCTATGAAGATGCTTGGGAAGCTCCTAGAGGCTGGAAATGGAGCTTAGAATGGGAAATAGATGGTGTTTTATATACTCATGGTACAGGATCATCAGGACAAGCAGGTGCAATCAATAGAGCAAGAGATGCTAGACAATCAACTGTAATAGGTCATATTCACTCCTTTGGGGGAGTTTTGTACTCCTCAAGTGACAAGGATATGATATTCGGCATGAATGTGGGTTGTGGGATAGACATTAATGCCTACGCAATGGAGTATTCACGACCTTTCCCCAAACGACCAACATTAGGTTGTGGAGTTGTTTTAGATGGCGGTAGAATTGCTATATTTGTACCCATGCCATTAGGAAGCAAGATAGTAAGGCTTCCAAGCAAAAAGTAGGTTAAATCCGTTATAACATAAGTGTATATTTCATTGATAATCAATGATGTGTGCACTTTTTATTTCTATAATAATTAAAGCGTAAATTTGTATGAAGACTAAAGCAGAACTAGAGATTGAAGAGTTGATGAAAAAAAGAGATGATTTAGAAGTGAGATTGAATTTAATAGTTCAAAAGCTAAGACTAACAATAATAAAACATAGTATATTAAATGTTACTTCAAATAACGCAATTAACGGAAGATGATAGCTACGAGTATGGTGATGGCACAGAGCCATCAGATGCTTGGATAAATATTCATTTGGTTGAATCCGTTACAGATGATGAAGAGGATAAAGATAAGTGCTATGTGTATATGCAATCACAGGACTACTTCTACATAGATGAGAGTTCAGACTCTTTTATTAAAAGATATCAGGAAGCCTTATACGGAACTGTATTAACAAGGTTCTACGATAAAACAAATAGGCAATCATAAGAAGCTCTCTCATAGTTGGTGGTGTTTTGGTTTCCCCTCAGGTAAAAACTGGGGGGTTTTTAATAAAAAAGCCCTAACAACTCAAAATTGCTAGGGCTTATAGACAAACAAAAACATCCAAAAGGATGCATCTGCGTACTTGATGCGGCAATGCAAACCTAAAAATTAATATTTAATTTACCAAATAAAAAAGTCCCATCGTAGAAACGACAGGACTTACCTTTATTTCAAAAAAACACACAAAACTATTTTTGTTTATACTCCTTTATAGCGTAAGTTAATAATCCTACCAAAGTAAGTACATATAATGATCTACTAAACCAATTCCAAGCTAAAGGATTAAACTCATTTACAATAAATGCAAATGGTAGATAAACTCCTACGAGCAAAATTAGTAAATTAACCACTACATCTTTGTAATTTGTTTTCATAATCATTTGTTAAAATGGTAAATTTTTAGCTGGTTGGCCATCTTTAACCCAAGTGTCAAGCTCAATATAGAAACCTGCTTCACCTGGTGTAGAGCCTTTCTTTTCTTTGATAAGGATGTTAGCCCAACCATTATTAGTTGCTGCGAAATCATTCATCTTCTTTAAATCATCTGGGCCGAATGATACTTTCTTAAACTCCCCAAATGCCGTTTTCATTGTTTGTGACCTTCCTAGGAAAATCTTTTCTTTACCTGCTGCCATGTTATATATTTTTGGTTATTAAATGCTACTGTTATTCTTTGGTTCTGCCTTTGCGTTCTGTAAGATTACTTTAAGCTGAGGTCTATGCTTTGTATCTATTGCAAAATCTACTAACACTTGATGCAAAAAATCATAGGTTTCTTTCGTAAACTCATCCTTTGCCTTCTTAACTGTCTTAGGTGCTTTCTCTATCTTATTTTCTATCTCTACTTTTTCCATTTTACTTTGTTTTATTTGCAGTTAGGGTAGGATTCGAACCTACATTTTCTTAGTATCTATTGATGTGTCTAAGCGTACTTTCCTAAATTGTCTACCACCTAACTATTTTAACGACCTTGACCTATGTAAGCCTTTGGCCTAGGGCTATGTTTATTAAATGATTTCTTTGCTCTACCTCGTTTCCTTGAGCCGAAGCTCACCTTTGTTGAACTCCCAGTCTTCGCTTTTGCCATTATGCGTAAATTAAACTTGTTTTATTTTTTCTTTCCCCTCTCATATATCCCATTAATGTTGTTGCTTTTATGTTATAATATTTTGCTGCCTCTTTTGCTGATTCATAAAAAACACCATTGCTAGTATCTAAAACAATTTTATTTTGCCTTTCTATCATACACTTTTTATGATAATCAGATACCTTGCTTAACCCGTTTTTATATGCGTGAAGTCCATTTTCGCTAGCGGTAGCCCATTCTAAATTTTCAAGTCTATTATCAAGTTTTTTACCATTAATATGATTTACTTGTGGTTTATTATATGGATTAGCTATATAGGCATTAGCAACCAGTCTATGAATGCTATGTTTTGATTTCTTGCCATTATTATAAAGATTCACATACAAATATTCATAAGAACTTTCTCTTAAAAATGGCTTTATAAACTTATTACTAAAATTACTAAAAACTTTACCATCCTTAGTAACCGAATAATTTTCAAATCCTACTATTGTTCTCATCTCTTTACTAATTGTTTATTTTCATAATAAAAGTCATTTATTTCTCCGTCTTTATAAAATTGAACTCTTATGCTTTCATCTCTTAACTGTTGGCAAATCATAGCAGTACCACCAGCATTCCCAACTTCGTCTAGAAATAGCATTTGGTCTGTAGATAATCTATCAGCAATTGCCTTAATTTCGCAACAAACAAAGTGACCATACTTCTTACTATAACCAATGATATCGGGAACTCCTTTCTTACCTATAAATGCTCTACCTCTAACTGCTAGGTTATTATTCCTCCATACTTCACACCCATTATCTTTTAGATAATCCATCATCATCTTTGTTAAATCACTTGCAGATATGTAGGCCATGTACCAAAATTACAATATATTATTAATATATTGTTAGTACCACCTGATTAGTTCTTCTGTTGGCATTTTAACATACTTAATTCCATCCTTTACTTTTATCTCTCCAACTCGCCAATATCTCCTTGCTTTAACCCTTAAGAACTCTGCTCTTATAAAAACTATTCTATCCCTTAAATCAAGGTTAAATGCAAAAAATTCTGCTCTTGTATCACTTATGCCACTAGGTTCACCATTATTTTCGTACTCAAGTAGGAAATACTTTTTCTTTAGTGCTTCTGTTTGATGTATAACAATAACCTTAGTACTCTTGGCAAATAGTTTAATAGCCTGGTAAGTTCCATCCTTAGCCTTTGCCTCTTCTATCTCAAACTTTCTCCTGTTTCTATATCCCTTGGCCATGCTTTAATTGTTATTGATTCTCTAATCTCAAAGTAATCTGCATCGTTTAAATCAGATAGTAAAAGGATTTTTAGTACTTGCATCTCTGCATAGTCTAGCTTTATCTTTTGTTCACCAACCTTAACTACAAATCCATCTTCAATATCTTTAATAAATCCTGCCTCTTGTCCATGCGTATAATCAGCCCACTCACTATTATTTGAGTATAGGCATATTGTTTTACCATCCTCATACTTTAAGTCGTAATCGTATTCTAACGGATCACCGAGATTGTTGCTTACATACACTTGTTTCATATTATTTGTTTTGATTATAAGTTTCGTTATAGTATTCTTCTGATTGTATTATTTCAAGTGTGCTTCCATGTTGATATCCGCTACAATAAGCATCTATAATCTGCTCTTTTTCTTTTTCAATTAATTCATTAAGAATAACTAAATTTATGGCATTTCCAAAAGTAAATGGTTGTTCACTCATTAAATCCATTAATTGTTGCAATACTGTTTTCATTTTAATTTGTTTCTTTGTTGGTTAGTTAATGTTGGTTTAAGTATTTTTTCTTTACCCTTATCTGACATATACAAGCTATTAGTGATATGGGCAAACTCTTTCTTGTCTTTAGGTGTTAAGTCTGGATGCGTGTTTATTCTATAAATCACATCTTGCATTGGTATAAATGTTTCGTTACTCATAGTCTTCAAATTTCATTGTTTCAGGTAAAAATCTTAATGCTAGGTTGCGTGTTGCTCCGTGCCTATTCTTTTCTACCTTACAGATAACTAAATCATTAGTAGCGTATTCTTTGCCACTAATTTCAATAGGCTCAGTCATTTCATAGTAAGCAGGTCGCATAAGCATAATAACCGCATCGCTATCTTGTTCAATAGAACCTGATTCCCTAAGGTCAGATAACTGAGGCATCTTATCTCCTCGCTCCTCTACTCTACGAGATAATTGAGATAGGGCGATAATAGGTACTTCCAACTCTTTAGCAAGGGCTTTTAGGCTTCTACTGATGTAGCTAACCTCTTGTTCCCTGTTTTGGTTTGATTTGCCTGTACCACTCATAAGTTGGAGGTAATCGATAAAGATTACCTTGATTCCATACTTTTGCTTTAAGATGGTGGCTTTTGCTCTGAGTTGGGTTACACTTATACCGCCCATATCTTCAATATGTATGGGGGAAGCTAATAATAAGTCATCTGTCTTTAGTAAAACCTTTCTTTGTTTGTCATCCAAAGTATTCATTCTAAGCCATTTTAAGGGCAGTTGTGAGCCGATTGACTCTAACCTTTCAACTAACTGTTCGGAGCTCATTTCGAGGCTAAAAACGGCCACAGGAACGCTATCTAAACAAGCTAGTTGGTAGATACTAGAAAGCATAAAGGCGGTCTTACCCATTCCAGGTCTTGCAGCTACGATTACTAAGTCAGGCTTAACCCATCCGCATAGGGTATTGTTTAGCTCATTAAAACCTGTGTTATAGCCCAATAAACCACCTTTTTGAGCCATATCACGAGAATAATTGATTGATAAAATAATATCTTCCATCATCTTCTCGTAGATATTACCAAACTCTTGTAGCTGAATGAGTTTTTTGGATACCTCAGCCATGAAGTCTATGGTATCTTCCTCGCCATTGGTCGCCCCAACCACAAGCTCTCCACCCAGCACCACCAACATCCTACGCTTATAAAGTTCTATGATTAACTCTATATGGGCTTCTAGGTGAGCAGTTGATACCACATCTTTAGTAAGCTCGGAAAGGTAGTAGGCATTTACTTGATCCGTTTGTTTAGCATCTACGATGCGTTGATAGAGTGTAGTAATATCTATTGGGATATTCTTATCGTACATCTCTCTAATCGTTCTGAATACAAGCTTATGCTTATAGTCGTAGAATATATCCTCTTTTAAGTAGTTGATTACTAATGACAAAGATTTTTTGTCGATTAATAACGAACCTAGGATATTGCGTTCAATCTCTGTGTTTTTAGGTAGGTCTATGACTTGCATTATGGTATTTTTATTTTAGGTATTATTTTTTTCCCATCTTCATTTGTATCAAACTTTGATGAGTTTCTTTTCCATGTTCTAATAGAAGCTTTCCAATCTTTCATAGGGTTTTTACCTACTAGCCATCCATTTGAATCATAGTGGTCACAAAATTTATCAGCATCTAAATTGAAACTTATTTCTTTACAATATAACTTAACTTGTTCTATTGTCGGCCTAATAAATTTATTAGTAGATGTCTTTTTAACTGTATTATTATATGGTATAGGTGTAGCAGTTTCATTAGATCCATTTTGCAATTCTGCAATATGGTTATTGTAATTCTGCAAAAAGGAGTTTTCATCCTTAAAAGCATACCAACAAGTCCTATCGTAACCACTTTTATTATAATTCTCTCTAAGCAATATTTCTTTTTCTACTAATGAATCTAAAATCCTTTTCATCTTATGTTCATTCCAGTAAGGAAATATCTCACTAAAAGCCTTATATGAATTATAAGTCCAAGTTCTGTTTTCAATAAAATGCTTCTTATTAGCTCTATTTTTAGTAATCCAAAATTGTAAGTTATTGATTACTATCGCTTCTTCTATGCCATATTTCAAGGCATATTCAGTATTAAAGTGGTGCTCCATCTTCTATTTCTATTCCTTTGTTAATTAATTTAGTTACTATTAATTTTCTTACTTCAATTAAATCATCATTATCTAAAAGCTCTGACATAACAATAAGATTTCTTAACTCAGCTAATCTTCTAAACCTAGCAAATTTTAGTACATTTTTAATCTCTTTCGACATGATACTAGCATCGTAATGGCACTCATAACATAGTGTATCATAACAATCATCATTGTAATCCCATGGTTCTGTACCATATTCGTAATAATTATGATGCACATGAAGTGCTTTATCAGTTGAATTACATCCTTTACATTGGAAATTATCTCTTTGTAATATCTCAAGGCGTTTCCTTTGCCACCTCGGATCTTGTAGTTTTAAACTATATGACATAAAATAAAAAAGCCCTCAGATTTGCTGAAGTCCGTACACTCCAACGCCTCCTCGGGCAATAAGTTCTTAATGCTATGTACGGATAGCATGACAAATATACTAAACTTCTTTAGCAATCCTAAAAACCACTTTTCTGTTATCCACAATAAATCTCTTACGAGCAACAGGGTTAAGCGATTCACGGATTACTTGAGATGCTATCTTTGTCTTACGACTAGCTGCTGCAGCCGACTTAAATAGCACCTCTTCCATAGTATCAGTATAAACCATTCTAATTGGTATTGAGTTCTCTAATCCTTTAATTTCTTGTGCCATTAAAATAGTCGTTTTATTGCTTTGATTTTAAAATAAGTTTCACAGAATATGAATAGCAGCACCGCTATTGGTACTGCTATAAAGAAAAACTTAATGATTGCTAATACTTTCATATTACTTCTTTAATGATATTTTAAATGTGGTAGTACTAAACTTAGGAGCAGGATAAATCATCTCGCCAGTTTCAGGATCAACCAATGGTTCTTTAATAGTCTTAAGTAAAGACTCTCTTTCCTTTTGCTTAAACTTAATAGCCTCAAGCTCTTGGTTATACTTAAGCCATGTATGGTCACCATCATAGGCATACTTAACTCCTGATTCTATTCTACTAATCTCAGCATCAAGCACTATTGCCTTACCTTGAGGATGTAAGTCTAACTGACTAATAACATCTTCTTTTAATTCAGCCCTGATTCCTTCTAACAACTGAACTAATGCTTCTGCTTTAACGAGCATCTCAAGGGGGTTCTCGCCTGTTTCTCTAAAATGTGATACAACTACTTGCTTAAGTAATTCTATGCTAAATTTGGATGGTGTAATTGAATTTAATTCAATAGATGGTAGTAAATTACTCATATTATTTCTTTTTTGTGGTTAATGATTCTTTTTTAGCCGTCATTAATTTCATTAATTGTTGGTCTTTTTCTATGTATTCCTTATTAGAAAAGAATATATCAGTTAAGTCCTTCATCCTAGCAGCCGCTTGTATATCTTTTATAATATCATCACGGAATACCTCAACATAAGGCTCATCTGGTACTATCTCAACCTCAAATACTTTAGGTTTTTTGGTAGGTATTTCTTCCTTTGCCCTAGCATCTGCTTTCGCATCTGCAAAGTCCATCTCTTCAGCAGGTGTCGCCTCGAATCCTGCAGCCTTCATTAACCAGGCCAATAGATTACGATACGCCTTACCAATAGCTCTTGTTTGAGCCATACTGAGAATAGCATACTCGTCAAAGTATCTCTTCGTTTTCTCGGCATTGGAACAAAGAGCAATACCAGTAGCAACAACTGTACCAGTAGTAATATTGCGAACTTCACAAGTCGCCATATATTTAATAGATGTTTCATTTGATAAATCTTGAGTTGATGTGATAATAGGCATTAATCCAAGTGAAGCACCAGCGAATTGCCAACCTTCAACATTAACGAATTGTTTACCTTGTATATTACTTGAAAGTCCTTTTTCTTTTATCAACTGAGATAATTCAGTAGATAGTTTAAGCATTGAATCCTTGTTAATTAATTCATACGAAGGATTAGTTAATTGCATTTCCATTAGATAAAGTTTTTTGGTTGATTAAATTTTGTGTAAAGAACAATGCCTCACGAACTGGGTATGTATCCCATAGCTCTACTAAAGCTTTCATTAGGATTAAATTGTTCTGTGAATAGTTAATGTTGTGGATGATTTTAGCAATGAACAATCTTTGTTCTTGCTCACTCCAATTTGAAAAATCACTCATAGTTTTTGGTGTTTTGATTTATAAAATATTGATAAGGTTTTCTATGTCAGTACTAACTAACTCATCTACATCGGATTGATCCTGTATAGATGCTATGCCGTGCATGACAGTACTATGGTCACGGCCAAACAAATCTCCGATTGCTTTAAGCTTTAACTTAACTCTAGTTCTTATTAGAAACATAGACATATGCCTAGCCATTACAATTGTTCTGTGCCTTTTTTTGCCTCTGATTTCTTCATTAGTAATGTTGTAGTATAAACATACTTTGAATATAATCTCATTGGCAATAGCTTCTCTTTGTCTTGGGTTAAGCTTTGTCTTACGAATAGAAGGTATAGCCCAATAGTCAATTATCTTACTCTTGCTGGTAATCATAAATAGAATTTTTAAGTTGTTCAATTTTTTTAGCGTAGAAAGCTTCTACGATTTCTATCATCTCCTCATCAGCTTTAGCTAAACGAGTTTTTATTAGGTATGGTGAATATCCTGTTACCTCACAAATCTTTTTTATATCGCCATACTTAAGTAAGGCACGATAATCTCTAATCAACATTTTTTAGTTTTTTATATAGTTTGTAATGTCTATCGATAGAACGCATAGCTCCTTCGATAGATGTGAAATAATCTCCTCTCCAGTAGTAGAACTTATCTAGGGGTTTTTTGGAATCCCAATGAATAAACATACCACGATAGAGGTAATCCTTTTTGATCCTTTGGGCATCTATTGTAACCATAAAATAGTCACGGAGGCCTTTTTGTTTTAGATGTGATGGGGTTGGGTGCACGATTGCAGATTTTTATTGGGTGATTGAATATCTTGTTTCATTTATTTCTATTATCGGATCAGTTTTTAATCCGCTAGAAATGTTTACAAATCTTTCATAAGCTTTAATCTTATCATAGCTTAAACTATTCTCTACAAATAGGTCATCTTTCTTTGTGTAATAGATTTTTGCTTGTGTAACAGGATTAGTTTCTGTAATGAACTGGAATTTTGCCATGTGTTTAAGGTTTTTTGGTGTTAAAAATATCCCTACTCCCATTGGGATAACCCACTAACGATTATAATTTATTAATTAGTAGGGATAGTGCTTTAAGTGTTAGGATAAATCTTGTTAAGTTTTTTGTGTCGTTCAAAATAGCTTTGTGCCCCACGAGATTTTTGTTGGCTCATAATGTTCTCGTAATACACAGGATCAAGAAAGGTTTTTGCTTCGTAGTTGTAGTACACTTGGTCACCACGACTGAAGTTTTTGCCAGTTAGACTGCATCTGCAATCATACTTGGCGGTGATTAATTCGAAATTCATAGATGGGTTTTTTGTTTTGTTTGGTAAAATTAAGGAGTTTTTGTTATTATTTCAGATTTTTATGTTAAAGTTTTCACAAAAGATTTTTGCGTGATCCGAGCAGATTTTTGTCCGCATGGGATTTTTAGCAGGTTTTTGTTAGCGTAAGCGGACTGTTGCCATGGATTTTTGCGGGGTTTTTTGCTGGATTTTTGGCCATATGCGGAAATTGTCTATTAGTTGCATAAACAACTAATGTTTAAACATTAATGTGATAACATTGATATATTACAATATCCTAAGCTTATAACAGTATAAAAATACTATTTAAAGCTATTTTAAGCCTCAAATTTGCCCTATCTTTTTAAGTTAATACCTTTGTATTAAATAAAATTTTAAGGCTTATTTTCGGCCTCTAATTGGCTTATAATTTTATCAATTATCAGGATCAATTTAGGGAGCTCCTTTTTTGTTGTTTGGATCATGTTTGTTATTTTGCTAAGTATTCAAACCAATGTTTTGTAATTGGTTCCCTATCTAATTGTTTTGTAACTTTTTCCGCTATCATTATAAGTTCACATTGATACAGATCATTATAAAACTGTAGCAAATAACTATTGGCGGGATTTTGTTCCGCCTCCAATTGCTTAATAATAGCCAATAATTGGTATACGTTCATTTTATGTTTATTTTGGTTTGTTTGTTTGAGTGGATCGAACACTAAAAGCCTCCTAACAGGCCAAACAAAAAAAAGGGGGAACCTTTTACAGTTCCCCGCTATTATATCAACTAACTAACTACAAAACCTGTTTTGTCTTTTTTAGCGTCCCCTTTAGCTTTTAACCCAATTACCACGTTAACAGGATCAAAATAGCGTAGGTCTGTTTCATCCCCGTTTATAACAGGGAACCCGTTCCAATATTCGGGCAATTGATCCTTAAAAACTATAGCAACGTTCCCCCCGTCTTTTAACGTCCTGTATGCATCTAATTCGTTAACCTCAGACCTCGAAAAAGTTATTTTGTAATTGGTTCCCGCATATTTCCTAATATGATTATAATTTTTTGTATAGTCATAAAATAAAAGGGAACTATAAAAGGGATCGAGGAAATTAATACCTGTATACCTGTTTAATAGGTCAATATGATCAATGTCGGACGTCCCGTTCAATCTTATGGCTATTTGTTCCCCTGTTTTTATAGTTTTGTCCAAAATGCTCATTAATTCATTGGCCAATTGAATATAAAAGGCCGAACGATTGAAGCCCCAAAACTTTGTTTTGTTGATCCTAGCTAATTGAACATTGGAAAATTTACCACGTCCCGCCGAATATAAACAGGCTTTTTTGCAACCCTCAGAAGCGAACGGGCAAAGGTTCAAACCGTCCACAATATTAGACGGGGCTAAGTATAAAATATATGTTTTTAAGCTATTTTTAGCTGTTTTTATATTTGTTGATCCCTCAGAAAGTAAGTTTTTTACAGGCTTATAACTGTTTGAAATTGGTTTTTGTAGTGTTAAGGTTGACATAAAATAAAGGTTTTGTTTTGTTTATAATTTGTTATTTTGTAGGTATGCTTCAATTTCATCATAGATAAAATTAAATTCGTCCTGTATTTCATCTGTATACGAAAATTGTTCGAATTCGTCCGAATTATAAATATTTATCATGCTATATTTATATTTTAGTTCTATAAATTTTTCGGCCAATTCTGAGGCCAATTCAATTAGGTAAAAGGTTCCTTTTTCGGTTCCTATTATTGGGTTTTGTTTGTTTGTCATGTTTTTAATATTAAAAGGTTATTTAATTATTCGGCGGCTAATTGCCATGGATCGATATTTTTAATGTTTGATCTGTTTAAATTAAGGCTATTAACTATAAACTTTGCTAGTTTCTTTTTTGTAGCTTCTTTACTTAGATCATTGGAACCAATTTGACTAACAATATACGAGGTATTGCAGCCTAAAATACGTTCACAAAATTTAACGTCTTGCCCTAAGTAGAAACTTTTGCCGTATGCTTTTAACGTCCAATTATGGCAAAACCCGTAAGTAGTGGAAATTTCAATAGTCATGTTATTTATTTTTATTTGTTTGGTGAATTGTTTTGATAAGGGAATAAATTAGAATTGATCCTATAAATAGGGCAATCAATTCGAAAAGGCTAATTGTTTGCATGTTCAGATATTAAAAGGTGAATAAATAAACGGCATAAAGTACCTACAAAATAGGTAACTAAGCCAATAAATAACAGGGGCAAAATTGTTTCGCTGAAATAGTACATAAAATAAAGTTTGTTTTGTATGTCAATATTGACTTAATAAAGATAGGTAACTATTCAATACAAAGTTAAAAAAGATTAAAAATAATTAAAAGTACTTTGTTAAAATAGTGTTAATTTATTAATTTAGGGTTATTCATATACATTATATAAGTAAGTATATTATATAAGTAACTTATATAATTATATATTAT